CTTGTGTCGCAACCACTTCAGTATTCCAGATTGTTCCGTCTTCAACTATCTTGTCGAATTCATCGCGGTGATTATCGCCGAGCAGTTCGAATACATTGTGGCAGATTGTTCCTCTGCTTGATCCATCGTTGCCTGCGTCAGGCAGTTTTAGTTTATAATTGCACCAGTATGTCCAACTGCATGTTTGCGCGGTTTTTATCCTGCTCGCCGATAATTTTGTTAGTTCACTCATTGATTAATATTTTTTTATTTTTTAACAAAGTTTTTGGCAGCGTTTTTTGTATAGAATTTATTTTGTCTAGTATAAAAGGTTTTTGTTTTTCGTGTGTTAATGATTGTAACTTGTTACTCCATTCTTTAAACTGATCATCATTCATGTCTCCAAAATCTTTTTCGGTTGGTAAACAAATGAGTATCTTTTCGGGATTATAATAGTTGAGTAATTTTAAATAATTTTTTATGCTCGAATTTAATCCTCTATTTTCAGATGATGTTTTATCGTTGTTTAAAGATAATACTATTTTGTTTATGTTTAAAGATAGTGTGGCACATATTAATTTTGTTGATACATCGAGCCCAAAAGTAACAAGTACATTTTTATATCCGTGTTCATTTAGGTTGAGTAGATCGCCAATACTTTCAACAAGAATAACTGATTGTGTTTCATTGATTGCTTGTTCTGCCTCTGGGTTCGCGTATAGGGGGTAAATCCAGCCCGTCTTGCGCCCCACATGCTTCCACTTGGGGCGATTGCCAGAAGAGTTCATATCGCGTCCTGAGAAGCCGTGAATCTGCTTGTGCTCATTGTATATTGGAAACACGAAGCGACCATACAATTTTCCTGTTGTTGCATACCCACCCTTGAGCGACTTTAAAGTTTCTTCTGATATGCCGCGATCATTATAAAATTTATAATGCGGCAACAGTCTGTCTAAACAGTTTTCTGGATATATTTCTTCCATTTCTAATTTTTCTGAATTGGTTAGTCTATTGTAATTGTCTCCAAGATCATCTTCGTCAAGAAATTGCTTGAGTCGATTTTTGTCGTTTGTTCCAAGTGTGATTTCGACAAGCCTGCTGAACGGAGAGAATGTACTGTTCTGCACATGGTCTTTCCACACTCCTGTATTTTTGTAGATTTGAATTGCGGTTTTGTTGTCGCCATTTCTAAAGATTGCATTTGTTTGCCAATACGATCCACGATCTGCGAGTTTATAGCCCAATTGAATGAGCGAATCTTTTATTTTCTCGGGACTCATTATAGATCAGGTACTTCGTCACCAGCTCCCATCAATGCGCCAACTCCATCAGAATCCATGTGTTCAACAAGATCCTGTAGATCGCCGCGTTCTTGAATGTTGAAGTTTTCCATATGGAGGTTGATGTAGTTTTTACGCTTGCTTCCGTCTGGCATTTCTACTGGCTGCAATGCGCGATGAACGTCTTTGCCAAGCCACCTATATTTTAAACATATAAATTTGTGTGTGCCAAAACCATCTGGTTCGGATTGTATTTCATCCATTGTCTTTTGGCGAAGTAAAAACAAGTGCGAACAGAACTGTGTGATTTGGTCGCTGAGCGAAACAATACTTTCATCGTCCACAACATTTTCAGAGTTTCTATTGTTGGTGATACCTAGACGATTACTTTGCACACTTGTCAGCATTGCTACTGCAGGTTTGCCATTAAAGCATAATTCTTTTTGTATGAGTTGTTTGAATTTATCTACCATGCGGCCAACCGTCTCCCAGCTACTCGCACCATTCTGTCTTTCGTATGTAGTTTTAATATAGTCAAAACTAAACAACATTGGATTGCCGCGACCAACTTCTGAATAATAAAACCTGCGAATAATATTGATCATACTATCAATGCTATGTCCAGCAACATTGTAATAATAAAATTGAAAGTTTTTGACGCGATTCCAAGTGTCTCTCACTTTGTTTACGATCTCTTCTCCTGCTTGACGCCAGCGACCAGTTTCAAGAAGATGCATGGGTACTCCAGATAGAGCAGAGCATTGGCGAATGATAAGTTCTTCTTTACTCATCTCACCATTATCAAAATGAAGAATTGGTACATTGTTATTAATCGCAGAAACTTTAGTGCAGAAGTCCATACAGAATTGTGTCTTACCAACACCTGCGCGAGCAACAACCACAGTAATGTTTCCTGGCCGAAAGAGCGACCCATAAAGCTCGTTTACTCTTTCATGAGGGCCCATCAGTCCAAATTCATCGATCGGATTATTTCCGCGCTCCTCGATGAAGTCTTCCATTTCATCAAAAAGATTCTCTGGTTTATTAGAACCAATTTCATATAGGTTAACTTTGTCGTTGTATAATTTATCAGCTTCTCCAACAATGTCATCGAATGATGCGCTACTGTTGATCGATTTCATGTTTTTTGCGACCTCCACAGAAGCATCATGAATTTCGCGACGAACAGTATATTTTTTTAGTTCTTTTGCTGCTTTGACTACCCCTTCTTTAGATATCTGTCGCATTGATAATGCTTTGATATAGTCTGCTATATTGATGTTGTCTTCGAATGAAATGTTGAGAGATTGCACCCGTTGTGCTAACAATACTTCGTCTAGTGCGTCGCCTTCTTCTAAGGTTTGTCGAAGCACGCAGAAAATTGTTCGATTGACGATCGAGTTTTTGTCAAAGAAATCGTTTTGATCTATGAATGCCGCGATCAGCGGATACGAGTCTGGATATTTTATCAGACCTGCTATTAGATGCTGTTCAAGTTCGTAAGAATAAATCATTCTTACATCTTAGCACAGTAACCTTAAAAAGTCAAGGTGTTTCTTCGTCGCCGAAATCCTTAGGGAAATTAAGTTCGATTTCTTGTGCTGATACTTGGTCGAGATATTGCTCAAGAGCTTTTCTCAACCCCATCTCTACGATAGGGGAATTGGCTTTGGTAATTACAGAGGGAAGTCCATCTTGGTTTACAAAGCTTAAAATGAATCCGCTATCTCCGCCCGTGGATCCTGTAAACTCGAAAAGTTGGTTAACAATACTTTCTGGCAAACAAAATCTTCCTAAGTTTTCTGGATCAAAATCTTCGTCGTTCATAGTATATATTACACGAACTATAGATTAACACCAAAATTTTCGAAAAGTTTTTCATTCAATTCATCTCCATCGTATATTTCGACAAGTTGTATATCGTTGATTTCGCAGAACTTTAATTTGTCTTGATCGCGCTTCAATTGATTGAGATAATTGATTTTATTTTTGCCATGAAAGAAGGGGACGTATTTTGTGTGTTGTTTACCTTGAACTTCTATTGCTATTTTTTTATTTGCGTTGTAGAAGTCGAGAGATAATTTTGTTCCTGCCACGGGAAATTCTTCGAACACAATATGCTTGTTCCAGTATTGCTTGAGGAACTGCTTTGCGTTGAATTGTATTTTACTGCGGCTCGGACCGTCCCAATCGATCAGATGGTTTTTTGCTTTCTTAACAGTGCGAACCGCGCCTGTTAAGGTTTTAAAGCGCATTGGTTAGTTTCTGGAAATCTTCGTACAAAAATTCAGATACATCTTCATTTTCCTCAAGAAAGTCAATCAGTCGCTGCTCCCCTTGAAACTTTTCATTTATCTCAAGTTTTTTGTCAGCAAGCTCTGAGATGAGATCTTCGCTCACAGAAATCCAAGCACCTTTCTTGTCGATCAATTTAAATAGATAAAGCATGTCTAGTATTTCGCGAGCTCGCCAAATTGACTTACCATCTTTTTTTCCGTATTGAATTGGATATCGAACAGTTGATCCTGTTTTTTCATTCACGCTCTTGCGGAAGCGAATTTTACAGTAGTGACCAATTGGTTCTCCTTTATCTTCGAGCTTGCTTGCTGTAGGATTTTTAAAAATTAAATCTGAGTTATACCTCTCTTCGAATTCAAGAATGAAGTTTGCGTAATGCTTGATTGCGTTTCCGCCTGCTTGTTTTACTTTTGGTCCTCCTCGAGCGGCATATGGATTGGTTGCGACTTCTACGCGAACCTGACTTGTGAGAATCATTGTGTGTCCCATTTTAGTGATTGGTAATACCATCTTTTTCAAGAATACTGATGTAATCAATGCGCCACCTGCTACCTGCTCACTTTCTGCAAATGGTTTATCGATGTCTCCTACTCTACAAAGCGCATCAACGCTGTCAATAATAAACATGTATCTTTTATCATCTTCATTTTGAAACACAAGCTCGCGAATCAATTCAAAAACTTTTTCAAAAATATTGCAGTCAAAACAAAAGAATTTATTTGGATCAGTATCAATTCCCGCGCGCTCGATCATTTCTGGGCTAAGGCGACCTTCGCTTTTGATATAAATGATCATTCCTTTATCGCCGAAGTGTTTTTGAAAGTTGCGCGCAAATGTCATTGCGCAACTTGTTTTACCGCCTTCATTGATTCCTGTGAATCGATGCGCGCCATTTGGCAGTCCGCCGCCAAGTGCGATATCGAGGTTCAAGCTGCCGCTTGAAATTTTATAATCTTCTGCTTTGCAAAAGTTGTAGTGATATTTTTGATTGTCTTTATCAGATAAAAATTTTGCAATCTGATCTGTTGTTTGAATGTCTTTTGTTTTACTCATCTATAAATTGTCGTATTGTTTTTGGTTTTTTCGAGATTATTTTATCATCTCCCGATTTTTCTCCAAGAGGTATTTCTATCTTGGGTGGAATCTTGTAATTAAACTCTAGATATTTTTTTTGAATTTGCTTTAATCCTTGACCTGATCGGAGCACGGCGAGAGATGGAACGAGGTTAATTGAAACACGTTGCCAGAACTCTTGATTGGGAAACATGCTCATTAAATCATTAAGCAGTTTCATTTCGCGAGCCCAAAACATTCGCTTTTGCTTGTCGGGTTCGACTACAAGTTTTTTGATAAGATCGCGCTTGTTTAATTTTTTCACAAAACCAGATTAACTGATTTTGCTAGAACAGTCAAGCAGAAAAGAAATATTCTGGTCGAGCTCTACGATAATCTGCGTTGCTTATTCTTGGATCAATCAAGGATGCAATTCTTTTATTATAGCAAGCCTCTAATTGTTGTTTGTCTCTGTGTGGGCATTCTTTGTCTATTTGTGACGCGAGATCTATAAATTTATGTATTTGATCTTGTGTATAATCGGCTTCTTTTTTGAAAACATGGTTTCCGCTAATGTTTGATGGAACGATCAATTCAAAATTTTTGTGATCGACTGAGTGAATTTGTATTGCGAAAAGTTTTTGGTTTTTTAGATTAAGATTTTGCTCAAGTAGTTCGTTTTTTTGTTCAATAAGTTTGGAGATTTTTTCTTCAAGTTCTGGATTTGGATTGTGTTCATTTGAAAGTTGTAGGTTTTCTTTTTGAAGAGTTTCGTTTTGCATTTGAAGTTCTGAAAACTTGTGATGCAATTCTTGTGCTTCTGATTGTAGCTTATCAATTTTTACTTGAAGATCTGCGTTTTCGGTTTGAATAGTATCATTAACAGAGTCGAGTTGATTGTTTGTTGATTCAAGTGCTTGTATTTGTGTTTTGAGCTTTTCAAATTGCGCGGCGTTGATGCAGATGTCAGATTTCAGTTCCTCGATTTGTTTTTTATGCTCGTCGTGGTTTCCTAGTACAGCTTTTATTTCTCGCGCGCTTTGGATTGTTTCTTCTGCTCTGCTAAGTATTTTATTTTTTTGCAATTTTATTTCTTCTATTTCTTTTTGCGCTGTTTCTTTTTGTGTGTTTAATTGTTCTATTTCTGCAACAATAGATGATGTATCTTCTTGTTCGAGTAATTCTTTTTGCGCTTCGAGTTTGAGCTGACGCAATGTTTCTTTGTGTTCTGTGATTTCGGTTTGATATTTTTTTACTTGGTTTTCGTTGAGCTCGAGTATCTTGCGATCCTGCTCAAGATCCTTTTTGCGCTCTTCGATGTCCATTTGTTGTTGTTCGAGAGCTTTATTTTCTGCTTCTATTTCAGCAATCTTTTCAAACATAATTGTTTCATCTTGCATCATCTTGGGAAACTTTTTACTCAAACTGATGTGTGCCGCGAGAACAAGTAGTACTGCGAGTGGATCGAATACAAAAATCAATATAATTATTACTATTCTTACTGCTTTGCCAATGTCAAAATTCATACCCGTAAAGTCTGCAATCAATTCGGCTACATATTTGATCGGGCCAACTTCTGCTTCAAGCTGGCGAGATCCATCATCTAGATCAAATTTCTCTACTTCCAATGCGTCAATCTTTTCTTGCGCAGATGCAATATTAGAATTGTATTTTTCTATTTTTTCTTCTGCATCTTCTGGTTTTTCAAATCCTATGTTTTGGTATTCTTGTATGCGTTTGCGAATGTCAGATATAAGTGTAGATGTTTCGTTTCTGTATTTTGATATGCGGTCTTCGATATCTTTTTTCTTTGAGGCAAGCTGTTCGCGCTCTGAAGCTTGCTCGGCGATTTTGTTTTCTACGTCTTTCTTTTTGTTTGAGAATAATCCGCCAGGTTTGTTTTGCACTGCGTTAAGTTCGTCGTTGAGTTGATTGATTCGCTCTTGAATTGGCGCAAGCATTTTGCTGTCAAGCGCAATATCTTTTTCGAGCTGGGCTGTGAGTTGATCTATCTTCTTTTGTTCAAGATGAATATTCTCTGCGCTTTTGTCACTAAGGTTTTGATTTTTATCTTCGCTTTTTTGTATAAGCTCTTTTTGTCGAGCAATGTATTGTTTTTCTCGATCAATCTTGGTTTCGACTTGAGCTACAAGCGCTGCAGCTTGTTCGGCATGTTGCTCGTGTTCAATGTGAGACTTAGACAAAAAACCAAAAATTCCCATGCTGGTTATACCCATCAATACAACAATCGCTCCAAAAAGATATACTCTTAATGTTGTTGGTGCTGTGTTCCAGTTTTTATGCAGCCAAATCGCGGCAACAATTTTACCAATTTCAAGGGCCGCACCCATTGCAATAACAGCTTCAATCGATCCAGGAAATATAGTTGCAAGACCAATGATGCTAAAATACGCAGCAATAACAGAAATGCTTAAAGCGGAAATTAATGTCAAGAGCGCAAAAATCATAATAAAAGTTGTTTGATGTTGTGTGCTGAAATTTTAGTTGACTTCGGCTCCTGGGGAGCGATCGCTATTACGGTTTAGATAATCTCTTCGCTCGTCCACTCAGGACCACTCAAGATCGTAAGTATCTCTTCGTGTGTGTACTCCGTCTTACCGAGCAGAAAGAATGGTTGTGTACCTTCGTACCGCGCTAATATCTTCAATCCGTCTAAACTCTTACGACTGTACGATTCATCAATGTCTACGAGCTGGTCAAAGTCGAAACTACTTACTTCAGATGTATCTGCTATACAATATATTCTCATAATTAAATTGGTGTGGTGTTTGATGAGGTTGCTCCGTTTATGGTTAAGTTATTACTACCAGCGTTATCGGTGACAGTGGAACTTGAGCCGCTATCGTTATCTCCCATTCGGTAATAATGCTGAAGAGAGGATGCGGATGAATAATTTCCGCTATTAGCTGTTAAATCAAATGCACGATTCCCTGGTGATCCATATATTTCTGCAATTTCTGATCCTGTTAGCTGCGTGTTCCACACTCCCATCTCGTCAATTAAACCTTGAAAGAAATAATTATTACCTGCGTTGTTTGAACCAATTCTATTAAAAGTAAAATCGTAGTCAGCTAGGTTGGTATTAACAGGATTCCCGTTCACATAAATATGAAGGTTATTACCTGGACCGCTAGAGGTGGCCGCTAGATGAAACCAGTCATTTGAGTTCCATGATGTGTAGTTAACTGTTTGACCGTTTATCGCGGAGAGAGTCGATGATGAGCCAAAGTGGAACCAATAAAGGTATCCGACCGAACTCCCCAATATACTTCTATTATTAAAAGCACTCGCCTTGAACCATATGGTTAACGACTTCGCGCCCGACACATTGATTTGGACATTAGGTATAAGAGTATCATTCAAGCCATCGAAGTTCATCGAGTACGTATTACTGCCTGACCACCCCGCTAAACCGTCGCTAGCATACACCCGCCAATTCGTACCGTCATAGATGATGTAGCTCTTCGTGTCTGTTTCAAAGTAAGCATCACCCGCAGACGGGCTTAGGCTTGCGCGATCGGTTGATGTGGTTGTTGGTATTGTTGTTGGCATGGCTATTAAATAAGTTCGTCAGATGTCCACTCAGGATCAAACTCGACCATATCGCTGACATTAAACTCATTAATGGTAATATAGTTTCCTTGGGTGGTGATTGGGAATATATACTTTCCGAAATCGGCATGTTCTGAGTTGCTCACCTGTGTAATTTCTGCGTACCGCTCATTTCCGTGAATGTCTGGTAGTCCGAACAGTGCGTTCATCGCATCGTTACTAGCGTTCCATTCTTCTTGTGTACTGTATAAAATATATTTCTTCATGGTAATTAGAATGCAGGGTCTGCTACATAGGTAGGTTTATAAGCTAAACTAGCTTGCGATGCATCGTTGTTGTTTCCGCTGTAATCTGCTACGGTTAAAATTTCCTCTCCTGCCTTAGCAACACTATTGTCACTGTTTGTGTCTTCGCTATAATAGCCGACTCTGTAGTAAGCATCAGGTGAAAATCCTAGAGCTAACAGATCGCCCCCGTTGCCGTCGTTCCAAATGTTAGAAATCTCTGTACCTGTTAATGCCCTTTCAAAGAATGCCATTTGGTCCATCTTACCTGTGTAAGGACTGGAGGAATACCTTCTTTGACCAAATGCAAAACCGGCTGATGATGTTCCGTAGGTTTTGTTATCATTCTGCCAACTGTTAGCCGTATTTGCATCTTCATTTACTGCCTCGTCCCCATCTTCGTAAATCTTTACATTCGTGTATGTCCCGCTAGAATCAAAAACATAAGCGACATGATGCCAATCCCCATCACACAAAGCATTAAAGTCGCCTACGATTTTAGCATTATTGGTCCCCAATCCGCTATCGTCTCTAAAAATAACATAATGACCGGGATTATTAGGGTTCCTCAAAAGCTCAAGGTTTCCTCGGGTTTGGGTAGAAGTTGTGTCAGCTACAAGACACATATAACTGGTCGTATCCGTACTCCTCATCCAAAACATAACCGTATAACTCGTTACCGATTGCATGAGGTATGGGGTATCCAAGCGGTCACCTCCATCAAACTCTAAACTTAAAGAGTTACCAGTCGTGCCGTCATTATTATAGGCAAACCAACTCGTGCCGTCCGATACTTCGATAGCGTTGCTACTTGTATTAAATATACAAAGACCGCTATTAGTTGAAGCTGATGGTCTTGTTGCATCTGTATAACTTTCAATTGTACTCATGGTGTTATTAATTAATTCTGATTAAAGATTACCCAAGCAGTGCCGTCCCAAACATACAACTTATCGGTGTCTTTTGCGTGTACGATGGTGTAGTCGTCTGCTCCTGTGTCGGTGATAAAGTCAGACTCGTTGTCGAATACTTCGATGGTTGGGAATACTAAGGAGTCGTTGAAGTTTGTATCGTTCTTAAAGATGTACCAACCACTACCATCGTAGATGTAAAAGTCGTGTGTATCAGTCGCATAGGCAACGACTGCATTATCTGCATCCGCCTCGCTCGGGGTCATTGCCAGGATGGCCGATTCAGTATCCCTGATATCAATATTAAATGCATAGCTCCCGGTGCCATCGCTATCGAGCTGTATCCATTCGCTATCGGTTGCATCCCAGACGATGAATTGATTTGTGCTCGTCTCGAAATATGCTTTCCCGTCAGCATGAGAAGTGCCGCCCGGGCGGGTTGCTACTGTATCAAGGATTGCCATTAGATAAGTTCGTCAGATGTCCACTCAGGATCAAACTCTACCATGTCGCTAACATTAAACTCGTTAATGGTAACATAGTTTCCGGTGGTGGTGATTGGGAATATATACTTTCCGAAATCGCTGTGGCCCGAATTGCTAACTTGTTGAATCTCTGCGTACCGCGCGTTTCCGTTGTCGTCAGGCAATCCGAACAATACATTCATTGCATCGTTACTAGCGTTCCACTCTTCTTGTGTGTTGTATAAAATATATTTACTCATGGTAATTAGCTCCAAGCTGTGTCTAAACGATAGACGGGTTGTTTTGATACAGTGCTTTGTGATGCATGATTATCATTTCCGCTGTAATCTGATACGGTTCCAATATTATTTGCCTGGCTAGCCACACCACCGTCGCTATTTGTGTCTGCAACAGGGTATCCCACCCTGTAATAAGCAGCTGGTG